TCTCTTCTATCAAAAGAAACACATCTCTTAATATTTTTAAGATATTCAACTTGTTCATACACTGAAGATAATAAACCTGAACCAATACCACCTCTTTCTTCACCCATAAAGAAGTAATAAAGACCTGGTACATTATGAGCCATCATATAAAGCATAACAGCAACACCTGATTTATCATCAGCACCTAATATAGTAGAACCATCTGTATAGATAATTTCATCACCTTTATCATCTTTCTTAGAAAGAAGTTTAGTAATGCCTTGTTTTCTATCAGCAGTATCTAAGTGAGACGTAAACATTGTTGTTGAATTCTCGCCAATAATCTTATAATAGTTACCTACAATATCTTTATCCAATTTAGGCATAAAAGCCATTACTTCTTCTTCGTGTCCGTGAGGATATGTCTTAGTAACTAATGAAATAAATGTACTTCTAACGTCTTTAGGATTATAAGTAAAAGGTTCTGGTGTAATTCTATTAACAGCAATACTTTCAACCGAACCACCACCTGATAATATATCATATTGTTCAATAAAATCTTGAATATCAGCAGTTTGAAAATAATTTTTAAAGTAAAATTTAATAAAATTTTCTATTTTCATAGGGTGTACTTTACCTCTAGATGTAACATCTAAACAAGATTTTGTCTTAGATATATTAACATCAGTAATTCCTAAACCATTATGATATTTAGAATTAGGTTCATTTAGCCAAAGCATTTCAAATGCGATATAACTATTCTCATCTTCTAAAACTTTTAATAAATCATGAAGTTCTTCGGAAAATTTAACTCTTACAGGTTCATTAGTATCTGCCATTTTTTAATTTATTTTATTATGTTATATATTAAATATTAAACTACAATTTGATATGAATTTGTATAATCTACTTTAACTTGACCATCATTCATACCTGATTCTTTCTTAACGAATCTTCTTTGACAATAAACAACAGTTACACTAGATTCTTTAGATCCTTTACTATTCTTTTTAGCCAATTGTGCCGCGGATTTAATAACAGTTTCTGTAGGTAAATTTTCTCTTACACGAATAACAACGTGACTACCTGGAACACCTTTAACATGGAACCAAATATCTTCTTTATCAGCAACATTAAATGTCAAATGATCATTAGATTTAGCATCTTTACCAACATAAACAACAAATCCTTCTATTTCTAATTTTTGAATATTAGGAAATTTGTCTTTTTTAGATTCGTTAAATAAATTAAAATTCTTTATCATAGTGTATATATTAATTACAAATTCTTTAAAAAGAAAAAAGACCCATAAAGGGTCTTTTTTCAATAATATCAATAAGACTATTGATTAGTTTAATAACTGAGCAGCGTCAGTAACTGTAATAGTCATATATTGTTTTTGTGGGAACCAACCAACTTCAGTTACAGCGTATCTTGAACGTAACAACATTCTTGGAGCGAATGTAGCTTCAGAGATAACTGAGATAGACTGAGCCATTAAGTAAGGTACGAAAATGATACCTGGTTGGTCAGGGTTGTTCTTACGACCTAACACGATTCTGTTATCGTTATATCTCATATATGGATCTACATAGATAGAGATGTCTCCGATTGAACCTACAGGGTATAATTGACCTTGTCCGTTTAATTTAGATTTAACTGGGTTAATTGTGTAACCAGCGATATCTTGTAAAGCAGCAGCAAGACCTCCGTTTGTGATAAGGTATTGAGCAGGACCTACACGACCTTCAGTAGCAATGTAGTTAGAAGCGTGAGCAATCTTAGTGATTAACTTACGTTGAACAGCGTGAGTAGTTTCACCACCAACATAAGTAGTAGCAGCATAAGCAGTGTTCAAGTCGAAGATAGTACCACCAGAGTTAGCAGAACCAGCTGGCGCAGCAGGAGCGTTAACAGCATTAAGAGCACCCATTTCGAAGATTTTAGCAACGATTTGTTTAGAAATTGTTTGAGACAATTCGTTAACAAGGATAGACTCCATTTTTTGAACGATATCCATACCTGTGTTAGCTTTGATATCTTCGATTTCAGTTCTTCTAAGAGCTGAAGATACTTCGATAGTACCAACTGCTACAGTTTTAGAAGAGATTTTTGGTCCGATAACACCAGCATAACTGTTATCATCAGAAGCACGATCCATTGGATAGTTACCTAAAGCACCACCTGAAGCAGCAGTCCAGTTTGATGTAAATCCTGGGATATGATCTTCTAAAGCAGAGATTAATTGAACTTCTTTTGTTCCTGAGTTAGGAACGATACCAGCTAAACCTAAAATTTGAGAAAGCATACTACCTGAAGCAGCAAATGTGTTGTCAGCAGCAACAAATGTATGAGGAACAGAAATGTTACCTGATGTATTTGCTTGTCTGAATACTCTAAACATTGGGTAACCATCGATACGAGAGAAACCTAAGAATTCAACTATATTTGTTTTAGATGCTGGTAAAGTGTTACTTACAAATGCTGATGAAGCAGTGATACCGTAGAATAATCTACCACCTTGTAATCCACCAGTTGTTTCTTGTAAAGCAGTTAAAGGACCAGCACCAGCAACGTCAAGTCTGATTTGAGCAGTGATGTCAGTAATGTTACTAGCATATAATTTGAAAACTTGTGGCTTTTCATAACCATCTGTTAAGTTATTAACATCATCGTATTGGAAATCGATGTATAATAAATCGATTTTTGGACCTGGAGTTGGTTTAACAGCTACTAAGTCTAAACCGATTGTTTGAGCAGCAATTTTCATAGCTACTGGAAGTAAGTTTTGACCTACGTCTCCAGAACCAGCAACACCACCACCGTTTGCGTAAGTAGCTAATGTATTACCTGCTAATGAACCAACAACTGGATTCAATACAGCTCCCATACCTGCTACGTTTGATGCGTTTACATACGCATTTTCATTGATTGAGTGATACTCAGCCATTTCTGACATCCATTCTACTCTATCTTCAGTTACACCCATGTTTTCCAAAACTGGAGCCCATTTCTTAACTGCTTTTGATTTGTCTATTCTAATGTGTGACATAATTTTTTTAATTTTTTTTTGTGTTTATCTATATATTACCCTTCAAAATTTCAATAATTTCAAGTGTGGATTTTTTATAGATTAAATGTTTTTGAATCTTTCCATAATCGCAGTAACGTCATTATCAGAAAGTTTATCTTCTTGTATTAAACTTTCATGAGCTACTAACTTTTTAGTTACAGACTCGTTTGTTTTAAGCTTTCTAGTTAACCAGAAATGCTCAACTTGTGATTCAGTCATTAAAACTTCAGCTGGGTAAAGTCTAGCTTGTGATAAGATAGATTTTTTAGCAGATTCATTCATTTGACTCCAGATAGCCTTAGTGTTTTCAGGCATTAATCTGATTACTCTTTCTTCAAGAGATTCATTCTTTGATGATAGCGCTTCTGCGATTAGGCTTAACACATCTTTAGATGTGAAGTAATTTCTTTCGTTTATGTGAAATTTAACAGCCTCTTGGTCTTCATCAGACAAAGCGTAGTAACTATCTACTTGTGACTTGTTTAAGAATTTTAAGAAATTCAAGTCAGTTGATTCAGAAACTTTACGTTTTTTAGCTTCTTCTATTAATTTGTTGATTGACTCAGATAATTCAGAATCACTGTTACCAGTTACTTTGTAATCATGAGCTTCTTCATCATTATTTTCTTCTTCAGTAGCAGATGGACCACAGTCTTCATCTTCTTCTTCTTTATTATATGCTTCTTCTTCATGAGCTGAAGCAATACCATTGTATGCTTCTTCTTCATTTTCTTCTTCTTCATTCTCATCTTCTTGAGTATTTTCAAAACCTGCCGCTTGTAATGATGGGAAAGCTTCTTCTTCTTCACTCATTGATTCATTTAATTTTCTTGAATTTAATTTTTCAACGATTAAACCTTGGTAGTTAATTGATTTATCAAGATTTTCAGCAATGTATTCAGAGTAAGCAATATTATCATCTAAATGTTCAGCAATGTATTCAGAGTAAGCGATGTTACCTTCAACGTGTTCAGCTAAGTATTCAGAATAAGCAATTGAATTATCAACGTGCTCAGCAATATATTCTGCGTAAGAAATATTTTTGTCTAAGTTTTCAGCGATATATTCTGAATAAGCAATATTCTTATCAAGATTTTCAGCTAAGTACTCAGAGTACTCAATATTTTTGTCTAAGTTTTCAGCTAAGTATTCAGAATAAGAAATGTTCTTATCAAGATTTTCAGCGATATATTCTGAATAAGAAATATTCTTATCAAGATTTTCAGCTAAGTATTCAGAATACTCAATATTTTTGTCTAAGTTTTCAGCTAAGTATTCAGAGTAGTTAACAGCTTTTTCTAAATTTTCAGCTAAATAGTCATTATGTTTAATAAGTTTGTCAGTAGTTTCCTTTAACGACTTGTTTTCATTAACCATAATTTGAACTTTTTCAGCCAAATAATCTAAATATTTAACAACTTGAGAATTAGTAGAATTTAACTCTTCATAGTACTCTAAAAGTTGCTCCATTTTCTTTGGAGATAAATTACCTTTAGTAAGAGCACCTTTAACTTCTTTCTTTGTAGAAGCTAGTTCTTTAACTAAATACTGAGAATATTCAGTTAATTGTTGCTTTGTAACAAATTCATTTTTGTTCATATCAAATAGTTGATTTATTTTGGACTCATCGGACATTTCATATATCCTAAAGTTAGAGTTTTCATTATATCCTAATGATTCGTTGATATTCTTAACCGACATTTTAGCAGAAGCAAAACCTGGATCAGCAACGATATCATATGTAAATAATTTTTTCAATGAAACAGTACCATCTGATTCAGTGATACCAGCGGCTCTTGAAGAAACGAAAACAGGACATCCGTCATCAACTAATGCCTTTGCTTCTTTACCCCAATAAGTGTTTAGTAATCTAATTTCACCATTAACTAAATTTGATTCTTTTACATAATTAGCTTTTGTGATAATGTGTGATGCTCTTGAAAGAGATGTGTCAAAAACATCTGGGTGATCAAACTCACCGTAAACAACGCCTAAACTGCTCATTCTTTCATTTAATTCATCTAAAGCTGGAAGAAATTTATCAGCAGTGTAAATTCTCTCATTACGGTTTTTAACACCGAACTCTGTGAACGTACCACCTAAAATATAATCCTTCTTAGTAGAACCATTATTCTCTCTAATAAGAGAGTTTTGTGAATTTTCTATAATTAATACTGGTTTCATTTAAGTTTATTATTTTTTAAAATATAGAGTATATATAATCAGTAAGAAACCGTCTTTTTTTCAACGTGGATTTTTTATAGTAGTGATAGGTTTCAGGCTGGGTTTAACATGTATAAAACCATGGAGGAGAGAAGTGATTTTTAATAAATAAAAGAAATTGAGCGGTTTTTTATGATCCTTACAAGAGAGATAGAGATAAAAATTAATGAGTCGAATTATCAGTACTATGATGATTTAGGATATGATGTAGCAATTGGAGAGATTATTAAAATACCAATTGAATTAATGTCAAAAGGATCACATTATAAAATAAAATGTAAGTGTGACGGTTGTGGAATCGAAAAAGAAGTAATATTCAAAAACTATGTTAAATATGATAACAACTTTGGAGAATATTATTGTAGAAAATGTTCTGAATCAAAAAGAAAAGAAACATTAAGAAAAAACTTTGGAGTTGACTATCCAATACAGAATAAAAAGGTACTTAGTAAGATGAAAAATACACTTATAGAGAAGTATGGTGTAGATAATATATCAAAAAGAGATAAACAAAATGAGGTTTCTTAAATAGAATACCTATATGATAGAATTAAAAGAAGGGGATGTTTACGAAGGACAGATTGAATTCTCAACAAGTGGTAACGCATCCTTATTAGTAGAAGATAAAGAAATCTTCATTTACAAGAAAAACACGACTAACTCATTACATTTAGATAAAGTAAAAGTTCAGATATTCAAAGCTGAAAAAAAGTTAGAAGGAAAAGTTATTGAAGTTATTTCAAGATTTAAAACAGAGTTTGTTGGAAAAGTACAAATTGGGAAGAAAACTACATTTGTTGTTCCAGATAGCAATAAAATTCCAGTAGACTTTTATATTAAAGGCGGATTAAAAGCCGAACACGACCAAAAAGTTGTAGTCGAATTAATAAAGTGGGAGGATACTAAATCACCACAAGGAAAAATAACAAGAGTTTTAGGAAATTCCGGAGATAACAACGCGGAAATGAACTCAATTATGATTGAATATGGACTACCTGTTGAATTTCCACAAGATGTCATCAATGAATCTTTCTTAGTACCTGAAGTTATTACAGAAAAAGAAATTAAATCTCGTAAAGATATGAGAGGTGTTACTACTTTAACAATTGACCCAGTTGATGCTAAAGATTTTGACGATGCCCTTTCAGTTAACATAATAAGTGATAATAAAATTGAAGTAGGAGTTCACATTGCCGACGTAGGACACTATGTTAAACCAGGAACTAAATTAGACGATGAGGCTTTCAAAAGAGCTACATCAGTATATTTAGTTGATAGATGTGTTCCAATGTTACCAGAACGTTTAAGTAATGGTATATGTTCATTGAAACCACACGAAGATAGATTGGCATTCTCAGTTATCTTTACTTTAGATAATGAAGGTAACATATTAAACACTTGGCAAGGCAAAACAGTTATTCACTCTGATAGAAGATATGCTTATGAAGAAGCTCAAGAAATCATTGAAGGAAATGACGGTGATTATTCAACTGAGATTAGATTACTTGATACTTTAGCTAGAAAAATTAGAAAGAAAAGAATTAAAGAAGGTTCTATTGAAATGGGTGGTATTGAAGTAAGATTCAAATTAGCCGAAGATAATAAGAAACCAATTGGTGTTTATTTCAAAGAACAAAAAGAAGCTAACAAGTTAATTGAAGAATTTATGTTATTGGCTAACAAGTCAGTTGCTAAGACTTTATCAGAGGCTAGTTGGGCAAATGTATATAGAGTTCACGATACTCCAAATATGGAAAAGTTAAATGCTTTAGTTGGTGTTTGTAAAACTTTTGGATATGATATAGAGATATATGATGATTCAACTGAAATTAAAAAAACTCTAAATAATTTACTAAAAGAAATTAAAGATACTCCTGAAGAAAATATGATTGAAACTTTAGTAACTAGATGTATGTCTAAAGCAACTTACACAATTAAGAACATTGGTCACTATGGTTTAGGATTTACTCACTATTCTCACTTTACTTCACCGATTCGTAGATATCCAGATTTAATCACACACAGAATATTACTTGATTTCTTAGATAAGAAAACTCAAGGTAATCCTGGTAAGATTGAAGAACAAGCTAAATGGTGTTCTGCTAGAGAGTTAGTTGCTGCTAAGGCTCAAAGAGATTCTATTAAATACAAACAAGCTGAATATCTTTTAGATAAGATTGGAAAAGTATTTGATGGTATCGTTTCAGGCGTAACTGACTGGGGTATGTATGTTGAATTGATTGAAAGTAAATGCGAAGGAATGGTTAGATATCAATCTCTTGAAGGTAAATGGTCAGCTGATACAACTAATTACACTATAACAAGTGAAAGTGGTGATAAAATAAGACTAGGCGATCCTCTTAAAGTTGTGGTTAAATCAGTAGACTTAGAAAGAAAACAGATAGATTTTACAATATTGTAAATGGAAGGGTGGAGTGTAACAAAGTCTTTTAATATTGAATTAGATAATAATACTTTAGAACAATACGAGAAATTATTATCTAATTTTAATAATTGGTCCCAATATAAAAGAGAGATTAAATTAAACTCTGTTTTAGAAGATAAAAAGATTGAGTTTACTTTAGATATATCTGGTCACGCTCACGGTGTTATGTATGTAAATGTTATAGTTGATGATGCTTATGACTACGATGTTCTTAAAAAAGCATCATCAGCAATAAAGTTTATGAAATTCATACTTAAAGGTAACAATGTTTTAGAATTAGAAGTAACAATTAAAACAATGACCACTGAATGGGGGAAAATTATTAGAGACTTAATTGAATCAGAAGTTGAACTAGAACTCAAACAAAACATAGTAGATAATCAAGTTAAATCCTTCTACTTTATTTATCCGAAAATGACAGCATAAAAAAACCTCTCAAATTTGAGAGGTTTTCTTTTTTTATATAAGTTTTAGAATTCAAATTCACCACCACCTTCAGCAGGAGGAGTTTCAGGAGCGGCTTGTGCCTCAGGAGCGGCTTGTGCCTCAGGAGCGGCTTCACCACCCTCAGCTGGAGCCTCACCACCTTCAGCAGGAGCACCTTCAGCAGGAGCACCTTCAGCACCAGCGGCAGCCGCACCACCACCAGCAACACCGAGAGCATCTTTAGCCCAGTATTTTTGATTTTCGGCTTTTTCTTCTGGAGTCAATTTAAATACATTATCAATTAAATACTCAACGTGGAAGTAAGGTTTTTCACCATTCATAATTCCAACTAAAGTACCAAATATTTCTGCTTTCTTAGCCAAGTTATTTAATTTCTTCCATTCTTCAAATACTTGATTCGAGTTAAAATTAATATCAATTTGATTCATAAGAATCTCATCTTCTTTCAACTCAGGAAACTCAATTAACATTTGTAGTTTTAAAGGCTTAACAATAAGTTCTTTGAAGTTAGCTCTTAATCTATTAATAAAGTTGTAGAATTTAATCTCATCTCTCGTCATATCAGCCGAGTCATTGATTAAGTTACCACCACCATTTTCTTTATCAAAACGTTGGAAAGGAATCTTAGAAGCTCTTTTTAGGGCATTGTAGAACCAAGTCAACATATCCGACTCATTTAAGTTATGTCCTTCAGGTGAAACTAATTCCATAGCTGGTGTACCAGCATCTCCTTCAGGGAACCAAATTTGTTTATTATAAGGTAAGTGTTTAGCCCCATTGATAGTTAATGTACCTAATGAATCATCCCATTCAACTTCTTCTGAATAATCATTGATTAATTGACCAATTTGTTCTTCAGCTCTTTGTCTTGATAAACCTTTAATAGGAATAGTAAACTTTTGATAAACTGTAGCATTAATAATGTTAAACATTACTCTTGTTTGCTCAAGAATCTTTAATTGGTTATAAGGTTTAATTAAACCTTCTACATAAGATGTTTCTGAATAATCATTTTGAGATGAATAAGAAATATAAACTAACTGAGAGTCTAAGAAGATTCTTCTCAATTGAGGATCTTCAGGAAACTGAATCCATAAATGACCAATGGATGGTTCAAATGCTGGAACTAAAGTATCTGGTCTTAATCTGTTAAAACCAATAATATTCTTTTTCTTATCATCATAGATAATTTCTAATGCTAAATAACCATCAATTAAAAAGTCTTTCATCATATTCCAGGCAGTAATACTATCTGAGAATCCAAACTTATTATAAATCTTTTCAAAATATTCTTGATACTTATCTTTAATCTCTTGTGAATAATCATTTGATAAAGGCTTAGGAGAACAGAAATCTCTTTCATCATTATAAACAATACTTTCATCAGCTAATGAACTAATAAAGTCTCTAATTTCATCTTTAATTGAATATTCTCTTAAAATTCTTCTTTTATCACCATAAGCTTTATCTAAGTAAGGAATTGATTTTCTATTTAAGACAGAAGCTACGGCTCTTTGAGAGAAGAAGTCATACATTGAGTTACCTCTAGCCGCATATGGATCTTCGTTAATACCAATACCCACTTGATTTCTAACAATCATATCATCATAGTTCATACCATATGATGATAAACCTCTTAAAATTCTATTAAAAAGTCCTTTATTCTCAACAGCACTGTTGGTGTAGGCGAAATTTGTTTGACCTGAACCTGCGGTAAATTGATTATATGATGCCATTTATTAATAAGTATTTCGTTTATATATTAAAAATCTAAAGTCCCTCCAAAAAGAGTAAAACCTACTGGTGTCAGTAGGTTTTTTATAGATTATAAATAATAAGTTCTTTGTATTAATTTAAGATCTCCAGAATTTAAGTTATACTCTTTTAAGTATCCAACAAAATCTGGTTGAAAAAGACAAAGTTGTTCAATAAGTTGATTAAACTTAATTGTAGATTTTCTATTCATAAATTTATTACCTTCTTGCCAACTAATTTCACCTTCAGGTGTAGCCTTGGACATCACACTATGTGTATAACCACCATTAGATTCGAACATAACTTGAAGAGTCCAAGCTGTTCCTGATTTAAATATTCTAGCGGTATGAAATTTTGCCATTGGAAATTCTTTAACATTACCAACTAAAATATCAAACTCCATATTTTTGATAAGCATCATAGCCATATTTTTAGCATGTGATTTAACTTCTTCTGCTTTCTTAACTTGACCATATCCAGCCATTTTATCAGCAGCACTCATATATGTAGAATAATCAAGTTCTTCAAATTTTCTTAAATGTCTCATTTAAAATTGTAATTTTTATAGAGTATATATTATTATCTATTACCATATTTTCGCAAATTGGTCTGAATTCTTTTAATATGGTCTTTCAACAAAACATACTTTTCATTAATCTCACCTCTAGTGTCATAGAAGTCATCTATTGTTGAATTCATAATCTCTTGATTTCTTTTATCTTTATCCTTTAACTTAGCTTGCCATATACTAAATAATTTACCTGGATCGTATTTATTTTTAGGATGACCAGCAATTAAAAATCTTGGAACAGAATTCATTTCTATTCTATGTACCATTTTAATTTGTAAAGCATTATATTCGACTAAAGCATATTCAAATCCATATTTAATTAACTCAGCATACATACCCTCATAACTAACCGCTAATGGCTGATCTTTTTCAAAATCTTCTTCCTTCATAAAATTATCAAATAAAAAAGCTCTGACTTCTAATGGTATAAAGTTAAAATTCACACCAAATATAATTATTTGATTGCTTATCTTTTTATAGTTAGTAACAAAAATTGGAGACCACTTCATCCAATTGGAATCATCTAAATAATGAAAATGATAAAAATTACCAGGTAATATATCACTAACACTAATAGACTTTACACTTTTATCAGATTTTTGATACTTTTCATAAAAATAAAGTGAATTGTTTTTGAAGTTATCAGCTAACCCATCACCATCAACTAACATTCTCAATCCTATTCTATCTACTAATTCTCCCATGGAAATCTGTTTTCTTTTATATATAAAATAAACTAATCCAAGGTATGTTAAATTCAAAACCAAATAATGCTAACTACAATCAAGGTAACTATATACCAAAGTATAAAGACAAAGTAATTAAATTGAATACACAAGGGGGCGTATATTATAGAAGTTCTTGGGAGAAGAAGATAATGACTTGGTTAGATAATAACAAAACTATCACTAAATGGGGTGCTGAGTGTATGAGAATACCTTATCAAATGACTCACTTTGATAATGGTGATACTAAAGTAAAAGAACATTGTTATTATCCTGACTTCTATTATGAGATGAGAAACTCTGAAGGAGTACTTAAACAAGTCGTTGTAGAGGTTAAACCATTCAAAGAGTATAAGATGGTTCAAGACTTAAATGAAGGCAACCTAGTCGTTCCTGAGAATGGAATGAAGAAGTTGAAAAATTTTGAGTATGATCTTAAAATGGCTTACAAGAATAAGAACAAATGGGAGACTATGATTAACTGGTGTAATATGAAAGGTTATGAATTTATCATCATAACTGAACAACATCTAAAGAAATTTAACCTTTAATCTTATAAATAAGTATAATTAATATAAAAATTATAGAAATACTTGGTAAAATATTATCCCATATAATATAAAGTTTTCTACTTATATGGTAGAATGGAAATCTAAGTAAATGTAAAAGTGTTAAAAATATAAACAAACTTGATTGAGATGACCAAATACCAATAATCATCCAAACCCAAAACATTAGTCTGAAGACATAATGTAAGATATCAAATCTACTAAAAGACTTAACATCTAAAGACTTAATACTAATATCTAATCTAGTTTTATTAAAGACATAATAAACCTCGTTAAAAGCAAATAAAATAGATATTAGGTAAAATAAAATAATCATCATATAGTATCGGTGTTAAATATTATTTCTTCAAATTTTAATAAATTTTGAAAAGCTGATTCATTAATTTTAACAGACTTATCTTCAATAATCATATTAAATATTTTATCTTCTACAAAAACTTCTACCCATTCTCCAACAATTCTATCATATTCATTAGGAATAATTGAATTATCTCGACTTCCATAGATAGAAGATACATAGATATCTCTTTCTTTAACATTTAAATGTAATGAACACCCATCACTAAGAAATCCCTCTTTGGTATTAGATTCTTCCCAAAGTTGTAATATTACTTTATTCATTTTTAAATTTTTGTATTTATTTTAGTGATCTAATTAAACAAAGTTTAGTAAAAAACATAAAATAAAAAAAAACAAATCATTTATGAGTAATATCAAACTAGAGTACATTTGGCTTGATGGTTCAAACCCTCAACAACTTAGAAGTAAAACTAAAATCGCTTCAGAAATTAATTCAATGAATCCTTC